ATACAAACATTCTTATTGGGTTCTAAATAGACAGACCAAGGATCACCTCCAAGATTCATTGTTGTTGATATTTCACAACTAAACCTATCCTTATGTCTTTTTAAAACATCCCCTTTTTTATAGAGTCTAGCATAAGTATAAGCTGGTTGAAGTTTTAAACCTGTGGTCTTTTCCATAATCGGCTGACACTTCAACATTAAAGTTTCCATGATGATGTCTGCATAACAAGAATAGGTATTAGGGATTTGTGCATCTTTTTCCTCATAATGACCAAGTAAAGTTTCATAAGGGGAAATGTATCTTTGTTTTAAACAGGTATCATAAACCTGTTTTTTCATTAAAAAATAATTATAGATAAAAGTTGCCAGATCTTTTGAAATAGCTTGACGAATCACACAGTATTTATCTTTCTTAAACATCTTTAGCCATCTCTTTAGGGATAGCAGTAATGTTCCAATGGATAAATCTAAAAGGTTCTTTGCCGTGATCGACTACGTATTCATGTTCTAAATAACCTGGAAAAATAATTAGGGTACCAGGCTTAGGTTTAAAATGAACTAGTTCTGTGCCATGAAAGACACCTTTTAATTCTGGTTTCATTTTTAATTTAGTACATCTTGCTCCTGTTCTTGGATCATGGAAAATAGGATAAGAAGTTTTATCCGAACATTTTAAAAAATAAAATCCTGATACATGCTGATTCCAATGGATATGGGCTGAATGAATACCCCCTCCTTTTCTAGAAAATTCTTGAACCCACATTTCAGAAAAAAAGGTTTGATATTGTTTCATATCATAACCATGATGGTCTAAAAATTCCCAAGACTTGTGCCCTACATAATTTCTAAAATCTAAAAAATCGTTATCTTTTGTTAATGGTGATGAATGATGAGATGTGCCAAAATCTTTGTTAGCTTTAATTATTTTTTTATCTCTTTTTCTAGCTTCTTTAATATACTTATCACTAGCTTTGTTTAATGATTTAACAAACTCAAGTTTATCTTCAGACCATATAGGAGTTTTAAAATATTCATTTATATACATTATTTAAACGGATAACCTAAATGCCATACGACAAGTGAATATCTTACTCCTCTAGTTATGGGTTTAACTCGATGCCAAAGAAAGCTAGGAAAAACAATAATAGAACCTTTAGGCAATATTTCTGTTGCTTTTCTTAAATGTTTAGCTTCATCTCTTTGAGGTGGATCATATTGTCTAAAGTCAAATTCTAATTCTCCACCAGAATATTCCGACCCATCGGTTAATTGACAGGTCATGGATAATTTTCTAATTTTTCCATGAGAAGGAGTTTTAGGTTGATCATAAACTTTCCCCAAACTATCACAATGCCAATCATAGTATTGGTTGAGTTTATACTTTGTAAATTGACAAGATTCAGAATGATCCCATTCAAAGTTCCAGCCAGCGTTTCTATTAGCTTGATGAACAAAAGGGTGTATTTCCTTATAAATCCAAGAATCATTGAGCCAAACCAAATCTGAATTTCTTTTATATTTTAAATTTCTAACTTCTTCTTTGTTTAAAGGTTTTTTAGCTAAATTTCTATCTCTGCCGTACCCGCCTGTAAGTGCCATTGTTTCTTTTTTAGCTAAAGCATATTTAATAACGTCATCACAGAATCGTGGTGTCAGCGCAGATTTAAAATACCAAAAATAATTAGATAAATTCATAAGTTAGTGTTAAAATAAAGTTAAGTGAATCTTTTTGATTGTTTGTAATATAGTATCTTTGTGTTGACGGAAACATTACAAACCTATTATTTGCTAAAGGAATCGTCCATGTTCTTCCTTTTCTTCTATTATCATCATAATTAATAACAACACTACAAGAATCTTTTGCTACATGTATGCCATAGAGCATAACAAAGTCTGGGGAATTTCGTAAATCAATAGGATCTAATTGTAGATAGGAAACCGAATGTTCTTTAGGTTTATACACTTCCCCTGTGGTTTTTTTATTAATTAAAATAACTCCATACTCCACCTTTATATGCTCCCTTAAATATGTAGTTAGTTTATCCCACTCCCTTGAATAAGGAACTTCAATATTCTTAATATGTGATTTCAAAATGTCTTCTTGAAATTTATCACGATTTATTTCAAAACCTTTCGGCATTGCAATGTCGCCATGATATAAAGCTATTTCAGATAATACTTTCTTTTCCATATCCACCAGCTATGGTTTATCATATTTTTTAAAAATTATCTAGGTAGGATTTGCTATTTTATCCCAGGATTGATCTGATTCATTCCAGTGATACCGATGCGTTTCTGATTCTGCCCCTAAATCTGGAGCATCTCCAATTGGAGATTGCCATCTCGCTTCAGATGTATTTAATACCCAACTAGCATGGGTTTTTCTAGAGTAAAATAAATTATTATCTTCATCCCATGTATGACCTATGCCAGCATAGTTTCCCCTTAAAGCTTTAGATTGATCGGCTGATAATTCTGCAGTCTTATTATTGTAATGTTTTCCACCACGAGTATTATAAGATGTTTGAATCCACATTGGACTTGGCCAGTTATGGTGCCTTTCCAAATATTGTTGACCTACCGCTTCATCTTCTTCGTTGGAACCATTCAGCATATCTTTATTGTCTAAAGTTAATACTGCAATAACTTTTCCGTTCAAACCTATTTTTGCAAAGTGTGCCATAATTTTATTGAAATTTGTATCTTATTACTACTACTCCTGAACCACCAGCAAATGCCGTGCCTGAACCTCCACCACCTCCACCACCTCTATTTACAGCTCCAGCTGATCCAACACACGGACCCTGACCACCTCCGCCTGCACCACAAGGACTACCGTCTCCACCACCACAAGGACTGTTACCTCCACCTCCACCTCCTCCTGCATAACCTACTGGAGAAGCAGTAATACATGTTGTAGCTCCAACACCTCCAACTCCAGCTATGGAATGTGGGGTAGGTGGAGAGTGAGGTGAATTTGGTCCTCCTGCAGCAGTTGCTCCTCCACCTCCTCCACCTCTAAAATCAATTGGTGTAACACCATCACCTCCATCTGTTCCTTGCGCAACTGGAGCTGGGGGAGTATCACCTGCACCACCACACGTGCCAGGTTTAGATCTAGCACCTCCACCTGAACCTCCAACCGCACCATCATTCACTGGAGGTTGATAAGAACCACCTCCGCCTCCACCTGCAGATGTAATTGTTGTAAATACTGATTCCAAGCCTGAAACTCCTCTGCAACTGCTGTTGGTTGAACCTGCTCCGCCTGCTCCAACTGTAATTGCATAAGGTGTTGCTGAAACTGTGATTGCTGCCGCAGGAGCTACTCCTCTTGGAGATACGCAATAACACCCTGCAGCTGCGCCTGGACTTTCTCTATATCCACCTCCACCTCCAGCTCCACCACCGTCTTTACCTCCGCCGCCACCACCAGCAACCACTAAATAATCTACTGTATTGGAACCATCAGCATTTCCAGCACAAGATACGCAAAAAGCACCTGGCCCTGTAAATCTATGAACTTTATAATTTGTGCAAACAATACAACCTGCTGGAGCTGCTGGTTGATTACCACCAGTTGCTGTAACATAAAGTGGGGTCACTCCTGTCGCATCGGCATCTGAACCTGTTACCGATTTCCAACCTCTTGTTGCATCGGCATAAACTAAAGTTACCGCAAGTCCTGCTGTTTCAATTGTATAATCATCATTGTGTCCATTAATTTTTTCTGAACCATTGGGAGTAACTGTAATATTGTTTGTAGCGGATGTTGAAGCATAGTCTGAAATAGCAACTATATCTCCAACAGATGCAGCTGGTAAATTAACAATTACACCTCCTGCTGTTGTATTAACAAAATATCCATTAGCACTTACTGCTGTTACAGTTCCTGTGTGAATACTTGTGTCCCAATCTACCGTTCCTGTTCTTCCAGCAGCCGCAGCAGCAATAACTCCTGAAGCTCTAAAAATATTATCGCCTATACTTCCACTCATAAATATTCCTATAATGTTTGATCTAAATAACTAATAACAACATCAACATCAGCAGAACTAGCTGTTCTACCATAAAGCACATCTGTTGCATTCATAACTATTCTTGTTGTATGTTCAAAAGTTGCGCTTGCAGCTAATGCTTGTAATTTATAAATATAAGTATCATTACTGCCAGCTGCTGGATCGATGTAAAGATCAAAAGT